ATTGTTCTACTGTCCATCGTGATGATCGCCACGAATAACATCGAGCAGATCGAGTTGTTCTTCCAAGTCATCGCGTGTGCTTTTCACCTTGTCTTTGTAATACGCCAGTGCCGACTTCTTGAAGTGAGCGGGCTTCACTTGACACTCCAATTCAGCGCGTTCGGCCATCGCTTTCTGCACGTCTTTCTCGGCCTCCATACGCAACAAACTATCCCCGTATTCCTTCACGAGATCGAGTAACTTGATACGAATTTCAGTATTCATTTAAGCTCCAGGAGGCTTATCGGCTGCTTTCTTGCGCCGGTCTGCGTAATAGGAGTCGATGACAGCTTGAATCGTATTCACTCGTGATGACTTCATTGAACGAATAACGTGCATGGGTGCGCCTTCAAGAAAAGCAATCGCCTGTTCGAGCGAACATCCAAAATCATTACAAGTCTTGTCATCAATTAATTTACCAAATGTCTTTTTAGGCTTTGGAACCCATAAGTCGTAACCTTGATGGTTTCCAATAGATACCACCTCACGAACTCCATCTTTCGTGCAATAAAATACGTCACCATGACCGCCACCTTGAATCCTGCTATCAGGAACAGAACAATGCAGTCTTTTCAAACTATCCGTCATGCCAAGAATAGAATCGTCGTTTAACATAATAACCTCACTATCCGTTAGGAGAACTAACAGTTTCGAGATACTTTAATACTAATTCTTCAATGATTCGCTATGTAGTATAATCATGCCATTCACCAGGAGAATGATCATGTTGAGTAAATTCATTACACGGCTTCAATCCAACCTACGGTATGTTCTGATTAGTGATTACCTTCGTCTTCTGCGCTATCCTCTTTGGTGGTATCCTTTTGCTCATTGATATTCGTTCCTTGTTAATCTCGCTCAACGAGTCATCGAAGAAGATTTGATCGAGTGAAGGCCGGTGATTCGGCCTTCGTTTCATCAATCGACCGTAGGCGCTTGATGTTTCTTATCGTACTCGTGGTAGTTTCGACAAAACTTCCATGTCCTAATACAAGCGCGAAGCGTATCATGTGGGTAACTCGACACATCCATCTGGCTAATGTTGAGAATGTTACCGCTTCTATCCTTCACAGTCCGTTGATCTCCTGCGCTCAGGATAAACTTTCGATCCGCAAAGGTCAGTGTTAATCCAACCTCGCTGGCTTCTTTCTGAAGACTCTGAAAAGCAACGTGTGCTGCAAGCATTTGATCCACCCTTTTACGCCTCGTTAGAAAGATTCGCTTCGATAGACTTTTGATAGTCAATCGGTATTCATTTAATCAATATAGAAAGTATATAAAAGAAATCAGCGGGAGTTATCCCATAGTTTTTGCACAAACAAAAGATACACGATTTAAACTTATCGTCATCGTATTCGTGATTATTATTACAAGTCTTCATTTCTTTTCTCCATAGCACCCCGTTCGATTGAGAGGCTTAGCGAACACGGGATCACATTCGCTGAATTCAATTAGGCAGCTTCTTTATTTGCACCATCAAAATCAAGACGCGCCTGCATACTCCGCATCTCTTTGAGACTACTTGATATATAATCAAGCTTCTCCTTGAGTTGCTTCTTCTCAATCTCAAGTTGACCAATAACGTGCTTCATCAAACCACGTTGAGCATCACTAGCATCCAAATAATGATTGGCCCATAGAGTACGATCACGCATTGCGCCCATCGCATTAGTGACTCGTTTAACACCTTTATCAATCACATTCTCCGTATAATCGAAATCTGCAATCTTTCTCCACGAATCACCAGGAACAGAGATTACCATCTGAAAAGGAGCAAACTCAGCCAAACAGGTGTCTTGGCCTTTTCGAGCCATCGCGTTAATCCGCGCCTTCGTCTGATTCAGCAACTCATTCAGCCGAGCGCGGTCAAAATGATCTTCGCGATCCAGTTGTTCCCAACCCATCAACTCTTTGACGCGCAAATAGTCGATCACGTCATTATGCGAAAGGGCGTTGACATACTCGAACAAACGGGTTAGATTATGCTCATCAATGACCATATCATTCACTCACTAGTAACTTCACAACGGGCTGCGACTCTGCTTTCTGTTGCACCAGATAGTCAGATCGTAACCCAAGCTTCGCATAGAACCTCACCAAAGACTCAAGCAACGCTTCTGTCTTAAAGTGAACTTCGTATGCACCCATACCACCGACATCGGTGATATTTAACTGCTCAATCTTCTCCATCACCTTACTGCAACTAATAGCAAGACTGGTGGACTTCGATTTAATCTCTTCAAAACGACGCTCTAATTCAAACAACGGATTGTCTGATTCTCTTTGCTTGCGTACTCCAGAAATAAAGCTTTTCATTTCAGCTTCAAAGTATTGACGAAGCTTATCAGTCGTTACTTCTCCAGGAATATAGCCTTTGAGATAAGCAGCGAACTCTGCCTGCTTGTCCTTCGCTAAAATATCAAGCGTTCCGGGCAATAAACACAACCGACGAAACTCGGCGGCATGATCGTGTTTCTCCCAAACGAAAGTTGCTGCTTGATCGTAGCGTTCCTGCTCAGCCGCCGCTTTACGCTTTTGCTGTTCCGCTTGATTCGCTTCCTTCGCTTTCTTCTCTGACTCGCGTTGTGCTTTCTCTGCGGCCTTCGCTCGTTTATCAGCCGCATCACGTTCTTTCTTGGCAGCTTCACGAATTGCAGATTGCTTATCGGCTTCTGCCTGAGCAACCTTTTTCTTCTCTTCGTCTGCAACATTACGAGCTATCGCAGCTTGCTTGCGACGAATATCCTCTGCTTCCTTCGCTTGACGATCAGCGACATCTTTTTCACGCTGTGCCTGCAATTCAGCTTCACGCTGTTCGGCCAACAACTCATCAGCTTGCCGACGTTCTTCTTCAATCCTTGCGAGCATTATCTTTTCTCGCTTAGATGGACCTTTAACGCGAAGAACTTTACCGCATTCGCTTTCGGGTATTGAAGTAAATCTACTTAATACATCGCGCCCAACTCCATACAATAGAGATTGGTTATAACACTGCTCTTTTTCAGCAGTTCCGCCAAACCATTTCTCAATTTTACCCACATCCCAACCAACACCAAATTCCTTAATGCGGTTCTGTAGAACGGCGTCTCTAAATTCACCCCAAGTTGGGAATCTTTCAAACCAACTATCAAAAAACGAACGAGCATTTTCAACAACCTGATGATGATGTTGTACTGGATTCATCCATTCTTCGGAGTTCTCCAATCCCATAATCATCGCCATACCGACATCAGAGAGTTCACGAATGGTTATGCCAATCTCGTGATCTTCTCCGTAGACTCGCTTGGCTGCTTCAATTCGATGGTGGCCGTAGGCAATCTCCACTCCACCTTCAACAATGCGACCGAGAACGTTATCCCAAAAGCCGGTTTCTTGAATGGAGTTCTGTAGCGCTGCAACCTTTTTCTCGATCAGCGGGAATTCATCAAAGCGCCGGAAGGGATTATGGCGAACATCGCCCAACCGAATCTTTGCAATCGTCATATCGTCAATCCTAATAATGTTCATGGGTGGCCTCTCAACCGTTGAGCGCCTAAAGTAGCATCCTTTAGGCGTCTTGTCAACTGTCTGTCGATAAATAAACTTTCAGTCTTTATTTCATCAAAACGTCTCCACGTCCGAGCGCCGATTCAGATAGTTTTTCGATACAGGAAACTTCGTTTCGTGGTATTGCAGTGAACTGTTCTCGAACCATAATCCAAACTTGCCTTCGACTCCGGTTTCACGGTTCTTCACAATCGATAAAACAGTATCGGGTGGATGATCTTCGGTGGAGGGTTCGGCTTTCTTCTTTCTGCCATACGTCGGTTGCGGTTCTTCATCACTCGGATCAGGCCGTCGCCAAATCGAAATCACACTACTGGCTTCATCAGTAATCGCAGCCGCACCACGCACTCCAAACTTGCCTGGTCGATTGGCTTCACTTTCCGGTTTGCGCTGATGCACGACTAAATGCGTAGTCGCTTCATATTGATGATTGAAGTCACAGAGTTGATCGACAAAGCTCTTTTGTCCATCGTAATCATCTTCACGAATACCGACCTTGGTTAAGGAATCACAAATGAAGTTGCGAATGTCATATCTTTTAACCGCATACTTGAAGACTTCCAAGACTCGTTGGGTCTTGACCGTCCCCAAGATATGCACCATCCAACATTTATCACTCAACCACTGCATCGCTCGTCTGATCGTCGCCTCATCGGGCCGTGCTTCGCCAGTAATCTGTCTGACCATCCGATAGAGTGTGACCTTGGACGGCATTTCGAGAGAGCAGATGCAGAACTTCTCGTGATCGACAATGCCCTGAACAGCCACTTGGTTCAAAATGGAGCTTTTCCCCGAGCCGGAGTAACCCGTCCAGACGATTAACTCTTCTCTCTGGAAGGTCAATGCCTTGGTGACACTTTGCCAAGGCGTCTTCATGCCTTGATACGAACCTGGTTTTGGGAAGAACTTATCGAGAACATCATCGGTGAAATAGTCAGCGGGTTTCAATTCGGCAGGATCGAGGCATTTGGAACTGAGTAGATAACGATGAAAGGTCTTAATGCCCTTCGCGAAACATTCATTGGCGTCTTTATAAGGGAGTTGAATGACGCGGATGCGTTCACTGCCTAAACGAGTAATGATTTCCTTCTCGGCTTCCTTACCTGGGCCGTCGTTGTCCATGGAGAGGTAAATGGTGTCAAATCTTGATAAGCGATCATAGTCCTGGTCAATCCAGTCTTGCTTCTTGCCGCCGCCGCCCCCATTCGGTATCGAGAGTGCGGGCAGCCCACATTGATGATAAGTCGCCGAATCAATTTCTCCTTCACAAATAACTACGAATCGTGTCGTTGGATAACGCAATTCGAGTGCATCCCATCCAAACAAGCAGGGTTCCGCATCTTTCTCTTGCCGACACTGCTTCTTTCCTTCCGGCGTTCGTTCAATATGCAGGTACTTCGCGTTAATGAATTGCCCTTCACGTAAATAAGGGAAGACGATCCACTGACCTTGATCTTCTGAAATACGGAAGTCTTCTAAACATTGATCGGTTAAACCGCGTGATTTGAGATACTGATAAACTTTGCCTTCCTTGTTGAGTCGTTGCACCGACTTCGGCTTCGGGGGACGCTTGTACTCTTTCTTCGGGCGAGAGTCCTGCCCGTCGTTCACAATGCCCATAAAGGAACAGGCTTGCGCCATCGCCTCTCCCAAGCCCACAGATTGCGTTGTACACCACAGATCGAGCAAATCTCCGAAGGTCTCCCCAGTGGCGAAGTCACTCCCAACACCGGCCTTATCCCCATCCAGCACAATCTTTAAACTTCGGCCTTCACCGCCGTAGGCATCCCCCGCACACCATTCATGGCCGATGCGCTTGCCGTGGGGCAGGAGGTGTTTGCATACCTGTTCAGCAGAACGATTCAGGGCTTGGGAGAGTTGGGCGGGGGTCGTCATCGGGAATCCTCTGGAAATGCACGGTAGGGCGTCAAAACGGCGATTCTGGGCGTTTTCGACGCAAAGGCTGATCGTTGAACGATTCGGTTATCGGGACGGCGTCATCACGCACACAGCGCAAATCCGGCTTGTTGTGTGCGTCGGTGAATCAAGGGTAGGTAATCAGGATTGAGTTCGATCAGGATGGATTGGCGACCCAGGCGTTGAGCGGCTTCTCCCGTCGTGCCAGAACCGCAAAAAGGGTCAAGGATGGTATCACCTGAATGAGAACCGGCCAGGATGCAGGTTTCAGCCAACTTGGGCGGCATCGTGGCGAAGTGTGAACCGGCATAGGAGTGTGTGTTGATCGTCCAAACCGAGCGGCGATTGCGGGTTGTGCAAGTCGTATCGTCATAAGAACCACTATCGTTACGACCAGAGCCTTTACTGTATTGATCGCTACCAAAATAGGTTTCGCGTCCAACACCATTCTCCTTCACGGCTTCTGAGTCATAGAAGTATCGAGCAGACTTCGTTAGTAGAAATACATACTCATGTGATTTCGTACACCGATCCGTCACACTTTCCGGCATCGGATTGTCTTTGCTCCAAATAATATCCTGACGCAGCCACCAACCATCTTCTTGAAGAGCAAAAGCGACTCGCCAAGGAATGCCGATTAAATCCTTTGGCTTTAAACCAAGCGGTACTTGCATAGATAGGCCATTTCCGACATCGCAATGTTTGTTGTCGGGAACTTGATAGCTACGATTCGCCGCATAAGAGTCACCGAGATTTAACCAGCACGTTCCATCGTTTCTCAAGACTCGCTTTACTTCTCGGAAAATAGATACAAGCCTTTCAACATAGAGTTGTGGAGTCTCTTCTAATCCCAACTGGCCTTCGACACCATAATCACGCAATCCATAGTAAGGTGGACTCGTCACGACACACTGAACACTCTCGCTTGGAAGTGTCTCTAACATCACCAAGGCATCACCACATAAAACAGAAATCATGATTTGTTGTCCAGATGACGTGAAGGGCCAGGACGCGCTTCGATGAGCAGGTCGCGCATGGCCGCATCCACCGCTTGATCCTTAAGGATCGGGAGTTTCTTGAGGTAACGATCCACGAAGTAATCGTGGGGAACCCGGACGCGCTCACAGGCTTGCAAACCGCGTTCAATCCACTCCAGCGGCTTCCGATAGGTGAAGGCCAGATCGTTCGCCTTCGCCCAAAAGAACCGTTCGAGAACCTGCTCCGGTTCAAGGATGGTGATCGAAGTTGCTGTGTAATCCTCGCTCATAGGTCAGCGTCCAAGCAACCGAATACCTTGGACAGGACTAGTTCATCGCGACATTCTCGCACGGCATAGATGAAAGGCTCGGCATCGCAAAACCTCCCTGTGTAGTCCAGCACATAGTCGTTCTCGTGATACACCATCCAGAACCAACCACGCATCAAGTAGTCGGCCCGCAACGAGTTGTACTTAAACGAGTTAAACGGTGTGTACTTATCCACGAGCTTGCGCCTCCATGGACTATCTGTGTGCCGAACCTCCCCATCCAGCGCCAACACGGTTAAACGAGCAAAGGTACGGCCTAACATCGGAATGAGTTGCATAGAATTTCTCAGTCAAACCGCCACGTTGCGCAGCGGTCGTTGGGTTCACTTTCGGGAGTCAGTGTAGCCGAAAGCAGGGCAGATTGGCTAGGAATCTTGCTTCTCGATCCACAAACGAATATCCTCTTTTCTCCAGACCGTGATTTGATCCGACAACTTAACCGGCTTCGGAAAGTGGCCTTCTTTGACTTTTCGCCAAACCGTTGAAGGCGCAAAAGGAACAATCTTGATCAATTCCGCCAATCTCACATAACCTTCTATTTCTTTTTGGCTAACTCGAAGCTTTTGGTTGAAGATGTTGATCGAAAACCACCTGCCGCAAACAACTCGCCGTTGCAATCAACAAAAGGTGATTGATGTTATGGCCGAAGCCATCCGCAATCATCAACAACTCCAATAGCGCCTCAAATTGCGGAATTGACATCGGATTACCTCGCGCTTTCCAAACAGAAATGTAATCCATCAACAACTTCTGACTGATCGTATCAGGAGCATCAAACTCATAAACCATAGGTTCCTTTTTCGTGTTATTGCCTATCTGAAAATATTCGAT